TGATTGTGGAGTACCGAGGAAAAGTATTCGCGAGTTGTCATCAGGAGTCAGAATAGATTCGGCTTCTGTGCATAACTGAAGCAGCTTTGATCTTTGAGCATCAGTGGCCGCATTGAGGGGCACCTCGATGTCATCAAAGACCAAAAGATCGGCCCTCGATCCAGTCAAGCTGGACGTGATTCCACCGCTTTTACAGCTCGGTGCCTGGTGAGGTTTTGCAGGGCCTACATCAAAACTTATACGGCTCCATCGTTGATCGTCGCTTCTCGGTGCCAGATGGTTTAAGAAGCTGATGTCTGAGATGAGCTTCTGACAAAATATCGAGAAGTTGTCGGCGCGTTCTTTGCTCGCACTGACAACCAATATCTTCACATCTGGGTCTCGGTAGAGGGTCCATAAAACAAATGCAGAGGTAATCCAGCTCTTGCCTACGCCTCGAAAGGCTTGTATCTGTAAACGTTTAGGCCCATGCTGGAGATAAGCAGCAATGCCGAGTTGCGCCCGCGAGGGGCGCGGTAGACCCAGCTCTTGCCACAGCAGAGTCAGGAAAGCTCTGAAGTCCTTCCTGATCTTTGCGTCAAGTTGTTTGGTGTTCATAAATCAGCACTTCCAACGTCGCCGCGCTTTGCGCAACCGACTGTTGGGATCTTTCGCGGCTTTGGGAAACTTTTTCATCTGACCGGCAGACCGGGCGCAGTAGCTCTTCTTACGAGCACCGCCACCCGGCTGGGGAGCCTTAAGGTTGCTCCCCGTCTTCCGGTTGATACGTGCGCGGCCTTTAGCAGTGAGGCCACCTTTTTTGGACTTGCAGCCGTTCTTGACGCCGCAGCCCTTCATGGCTCCTTTGGCCATGGTTATCAGCTCACAGTGATAGTGAGGGCTTCCTCGAAGGTGCCACCGTTGCTGTCGGTGACGCGGACACGGACGGACTTAGTACCAGCGGAAGCCTGTGCGGCAGTGCCGGTGTACTGAAGGGTTGTGCCAGAGATAGCGAACTGAGCGTTGTTGGTAGAGCCAGTACCAGACACCAAGGTGAAGGTAAGGCTGAACTGAGTACCAGCAGTGGCGGACAGAGTGCCGATGGTGACAGGAGTCACGTTGCCAGCAGTACCCGTAGCCAGGGCAGCAGCAGACAGAGCAATATCAGTCGGGGCTTCACTAGTCAGGGCCACAGTGGCTCGGCCAATACCAGCAGTAGTGGTCTGACGGTCACGGGCGATGCAGGCGTCCAGAATCACCAGAACGTCACGGACGGTGCTGGAGGTTGTGATGGCAGCCAGTGCAGTATCAGCAGTGGAGTCGATAGGAACTTCGGCAAAGCGATAAGCGCCAAGGGTGCCGATGCGGCGGTTTGCCTGAGCAGTAATAGTTACAGCAGTCATTGTTAATTAAGCAGATTGAAGATCAAGAAATTCGTGAAGGTCTAGTGACCCTTTGGCCTGGTTACAAGAACGGCAGGCAGTACAACAATTTTGAGCAGAAGTCTTTCCCCCTTTACTCTGGGGGCGTATGTGGTCGATGGTTAGGTTTTCTGTAGATCCGCAGTAGACGCATTTGTGCCCATCTCGAGCCTTAATAAGTTGACGCCACATTCGCTTGGCATCGCCAGAACGAAATGTGAGGAGGTCATACATGAGGCTTTGTGGGCTGTCCATCGATGGCTCATTCCTTACTTCTTAAACTTGGATTTTCCGTTTCGTCCGTTTCGTTTACGGTTAGTCGATGCTTTCTCGAGCGTGGTCCTGCCAGATTTCTTGTGGCTCACGTCGAGGCCATCGCGGTTCCCATAGGTTCCACGGCGACGGTTTTCTTTATTTAGTGCTGCCCGACGCTTACGCTGCGCGGGCTTGCGGTTGTATTTTTTTTGTGCCCGGAGTCGGGCCGGACTTGATTTTGTCATTACAAGTATTCTTGAACTTCGTCAAAGCTCAGTTCAGGAATTACACCAGCAAGGCCAGCAAGAGGTGAACCTTCAATAGGAACACCAGTGATGTCATTAGCCTTAAGCCACTCAATAGCGGCTCGTAGGTCTGCCGTGCTGGCATCCCCCGACCTGATGCGTTCAGTAATTTCTAGAGTCAATAGAGCATGTAGCTCATTAAAAGAACTTTCTGTAGCTCTTTGCGGAAAGTTATCCATGACGAATTACGATTTGGTCAAGTTTGTTTTCGATGCGAATCATGTGTGATTCCATCTTGCGCAAGATCTCGGCAAGATCTGCTTTGCTTACATAGTCAGAAGCAAGACGCAGTTCCACGCCGTCTAGACGCTTATCCAATTCAGTAATGCGATCATGCACTCGGTTGATCCTTGAGTGCAATCTGTTGAGCAATGCTGCTCCGCCAGCAATCACAGCAACGATTGAGGAAACTGTTGCTTCAATCACCAGCCTGTCCTAATTACTAGCCTTAGCAGCATCCATAACAGGTACGTCAGGCACACGATCAGAAGAAGCTCTGTCATCTTTAGGTTTTACAATAGGAATAATATCGCTGCATAAACTTACAAACTTAGATCCTGGCCTAAAGGTAAAAGAAAGGCGTTGCAGTTCTGCGCACTTAGTAGCCCTCAATAGCTCATAATCTAATCTCATGCGTTGTTCATGCCTACGGGCAATGTCTTTACATTGCTGAATCATGTCGGAATCCAGAGGCACCATAAAGTTAAGTTGAGCGCCGTAATTATTATTGCGAACATAACCTTCTGCCTCGTAAGGAATAGTGTCATTGCCCATATAAAAAGGTGAGAAGGTCATAGTGGCACCATTGCAGCTATTGCCGGGTCGAAAGAATTGACGACTCGGTGCTCCATTGTTCTGGAACTGAATTGCTTGGTTATTTACTGTGCCGCTAGCTGAACTCGAAGGCGCTGATGTATTTTGAACTTCTGGCTCTGCATACACAGGAGCACAAAGCATCACTGGGAGAAGATACTTAAAGAAGTTGTTGTAGTGGTTTGATCGATTGATTCGGTGATGTCGATTGTTTCGATGACTCCCGCATCGCGAGAGGTGATCTCGAGTTGCCATGGTTCCGCAGTGTCAGTAATGGAGAAAGTTGTGCTATCTCCAGATGGATCTCCAGACGCAGTAATGTTGGTCCCAGACCAAGAGCTGTAGGTGCCACCCATGACCTCAGTGTTAATAACTCGATCGATAGTGGTGACGGTGGTGCTAGTGCTTTGCATAGACCCCTGAGTAAATTTTGGGACTACACTTTGAGCACAAGCAGGGCCACTTAGTAGTAGCAAAAATAAAACATGTGGTGTAAGTTTCAAGACTTTTTCTCCCTTGAAATAGAAAAAGCGGAAGCAAGTGTCCCGCTCAAAATGCTGGCGATATATGTGGGATCCATCTTTTCCATCCATCCTGCATAATTAGCAGTGAGCATTGCACAAGCCCAACAAAGGACTAGGAACTGGACAAATCCTGCTTTGCCTTCTTTTTTGTTAGGCGAGTCCACATTTGTTTTAGGACTGGCTTGCTGATTGTCACTATCCATTTGAAAGCACTAGTTGCTGTAAGAGTTGCTGCGACAGAGATCACAGCCGTCGTTCCAGCGGCCACCATGATTTCATTAGTAGGCATTGGAACGTCAACCTCTGTGAATGGAACACGGAAGTTCTGAACCTCTGGGGCTGGTATTTGTGGAACAGCTTGCGGCGTTACTCTTTGAGTTTCTGGGCTTTCTTTGACAGGGGCCTTTGGAGGTGTAGCCAAGTCGTTAGGCGGAACCACCATGGGCTTAAAGCTAGGTAGGTCCGCCTTAGGTAACTCAAGAATTGGTGTCGGTAAGTGGTAAGGCTCAGGCAGGTCTATGGACGGCACCAGTATCGGTTCGCCCAGGTCCATTACATGCCCAGGCCGCGCTTCACGATGCGCACCGCTTCGTCATCTAGCTCTGTAGAGGTTGAGGCGGCAAGCTTCTCGAGAAGAGAAATTACGAGTTTTTTAACTGCTTCTGTTTGAACGAAGGAAATAAGGATTGGTCGGATAAGGGTGATCATGTTTCTTGAGTAATAATGTTGTCATCTGATTCTGCAAGCCATTCTTGCAGCTCATCCCAGTGCCTATTACCAGGAGTTTCTGGGACAAAGAGTTCTCGACCGTTATAGGTAACAATCAAAGAACCCTTGGCAGTTCGTCGTGCATTAGTAATCACAGTTCAGCCTCCGCAATGTAATTACTAGTCCACATAGCATCGTTAGTAGATGCTGGTGTAAAACCTCCCATTGTAGCTATGAAACCATTTTTAAAATTACTTTGGCCGCCCACTTGGTTGCTTGGATTGATTTCGTTAATTGCTCTATTTCCACGATCGTTGGTGTCAGTAGACCAATAATAAGCTTGGTTATTGCTGGGATTTGATCCTGGAGGGTTGAGTTCTACACTAGGGTTTGCTCGTTTTTGTACGCTGTAATTAGTCCAACCATAGGTATCATCAGAAGTTTTATACATACCAAAGCAAACACCAGTTTCGTAATAACGCATACACCTAGCAAGCTCATCACCAAAGCTTCTGTGCTCAAACGGTGTCGCCTTCTCGCCAACTTCTAGTTGGACGCCGGTAATAAATAGCGTTCTACTTGTGCTGTCAAAAATACTTGTATCGCTGGAATTGACCATGTTGGCGTTTGACCTAGCAGCCCAAGTGTTGCTAGTAAATGTGCCGCCAGTGTAAGTGCTTCCTGCGTGCAACCACCAATTAACCCTGAAACGATCAGCGTTGTCGCTAGTTAATGTTCCAGTCGTATCTGCTGCAAATGTCAGTTCAACTCTTGACCAAGATGTTGTAACACTAAAGTTTTGAGTGTTGTGCCTGGTATTAGTTACATCGTGCAACTCAAGGGTGTAAGTTGCTGCCGCGTTAGCTTTTACATAAAAAGACAAAGTAACTTGTTTTGCGCCTGACGCTCCTTTGTCAAGCATTTGAAGATCTTGGCCCTCAAACGTATATCGAAAACCAAAAAGCTCACCTGCTGCAATACTTGTATCCGCAGTGGTCGTAGCCATCTTCATTGAGTTGGCAAAACCAGCAGGAGCGTCTGAATCTTGCGAAACAGTCATTCTACCTGCGGTGTTTGCACTAAAGATTTTGAAGCGATCAACACAAGGGAAAACGTTGTTTGTGGCTCCTACGCCCGTTGTGCTTGTGTCACGCTGCGCTACATTCATCGCACCGTTATGG